CAATATGTTGGTTGACGATGACACTTTCTTTGGTCCAGCAGTAGCAAACACAGATAATGAAGTTGCTAACGTTGGATTACTATCAAGTTCTATCAGCAAAACTGAAATTTTCTTCAGTGTAGCATTTGAAGGAACAGATAGTGGAGATTACTATGTAGAAGGCAAAGGCTTTGTTGGAGGATTGGCACCTACGGCGTCAGTTGACCAAGCAGTCTGGCTTTCCCCGGGCACAATAATTGTAAACGGTGAACTTACAAAAGGCACAGTCTAAATAATTAGACTCAGTAACTCCCCCCTTCTGCGGGGGAGTTGCACTTATAGGAGAACAAGATATGAAACATAGATGGTTAAGAAAATTCGATTCAAAAGGTGTGTGGCACGGTAATCCAGACAGAACAATTTCTGTTGACGGTAGAACACACGACCTAGATGAATATGCCAAACTACACGGTGTTGAATTGCCTGATAGCAAAGTGAAGAAAGAAAAGAAAACCAAAAAAGAGGTAAATAGTTATGCAGATATGGAACAATCACTCGATAAAGGACATACTGAAATCGATGGAGATGGAGATAGCAAAAGCCAAGAATGAACTTGGTTGTGCTGAAGGCGATATAGCCAAAGCACATAAACGTATAGCATTTTGTTTAAGTGCTTTACACAATTTAAAAAATAGAGATATAGAGGAGAACAAGATATGAAACTAGCCGACCTAGCACAAAAACCCAAACTAATAAAACTAACAGTCAATGATGAAGCCATTGTGGAGAAATATGGTGATGAATTAGAATTTTATATGTATGACAGACAACCACTAGATGTATTCAGTAAAATGGCAAATGCCAGCACTGATGATTTAGAAAGTTACTTTTCATTACTAACACAAATTATACTCAAAGAAGATGGCACACCAGTAATGAGTGATGACCACGTTCTTCCTGTTGATGTAATGACTGAAGCAATGAAATTGATTGGCGACAATTTGGGAAAGTAACATCTCATCCAGTTGATGAGAGTTCAGGAACAAACGTCTTATTGATGTTAGACAGTATGGCAAAACGTTACGGTGTTTTGCCCAGCAAATTGTTAGCAACCGGCGATACATTTGATTTAATGGTAATGGATGTTGCGGTAAATTATGAAGTGATTCAAAATGCCAAAGCAAACAAACAACCTCTAAGTCAAGATATGCTTACAAGAAGTGTAGGCAAAGACAAACTAGAAAGTTTAAAAGAAAAATATTACGGTAACAAATGATAACACTAACTACATCGATAAAAGAAGTAAGAAGGATGTTTAAAGATCTAGAAGACTTGCCTCGCGACGTTATGAAACCAGCATACAAGTTTCTCAAAAAGAAAACACCTATCGATAGTGGTAATGCTAGAAATAAAACTGTGTTAAGAAAAGACACTATAAAAAGTGGTTATGATTATGCCGGAAGATTAGACGAAGGGTGGAGTCAACAAGCACCCAAAGGTTTCACAGGACCTACCATCGATGAAATAGACAAATTGGTGGATAAAGAAATTAGAAGGTTAACAAGATAATGGCTAAGAAAATAGAAGTAACACTTAAACTGAATGATAGAGATTTTGTAACTGGTATAAAACGTGCTAATAGAAATCTAGACAAATTACAACGTAATCTAAAACAAACAGGTAGCACCAGTAAAGCATTAGGTGGTCAAGGTGGCATAGGTGGATTAACCACAGCACTTGCGGCGTTTGGTGCGGCTACAGTTGCCACTAGCAGTCAAACAGCACAACAAATCAAACTGAGTCAATCGTTTGGTAAACAAATAAATGACAATGTGGGAAGATTGGGTAGATACTTTGAAAGTGTTAAAGGCACAAACAAATCCAGTAGAGAACTTTACAACAGCACTAGACGTCTTAAAACAGCAAACAGAGAATTACAAGAAGGATTAACGGATCTAGATAGAGGCACCAAAAAGGCCGGTGGTGGATTCTTAAGTTCTGGTAGTAAACTGTTAAAATTTGCAGGTATTGCCGCAATAGTTGCCGCCGCAGTAGCCGGTATAACAATAGCATTTAGACAGTTAACCAGCAGTATATCAACAGCCGCACAGTTTGAAGATATACAAATAACTTTACAAAACATAACAGGTAGTGCAGAAGCAGGTGCTTATGCTTTAGGTTTAGTTACAGAAGAAGCAACCAAATTACCGTTTGCATTCCAAGACTTAGCCAGTGCAACACCAGTTTTAGCCACAATTTCAAAAGATTTAGGTGAATTAAGACGTAATATTAACCTATCTGCAGATATTGCCGCCAACTTTGGTATACCTTTTGACCAAGCCGCAAGTAGTTTACAAAGAGCCTTTAGTGCAGGCGCCGGTGCGGCAGATGTGTTTAGAGAAAAAGGTGTTTTAGCCGCGGCAGGATTCGAAGCAGGTGTAAGTTACAGTATAGAAGAAACTCAGAAAAAATTATTAGAGTTTGGTGCTGATATAGAAGGAGCCGCACAAACACTTAACACAACCTTTAGTGGTGCAACATCACAAGCAGGAGATAGATTAACATTATTCAACGCCGCAATAGGTGAAAGCACATTACCAGTATTCAAAGCAACACTACTAGAACTAGTAAGTGCATTTGACCAAAACTCAGAAAGTGCATTTGCTTTAGCAAAAAATATAGGTGAAAATGTTGTTAGTGGTTTCCAAAATGCAGTTATAGGCGGTGCTTATCTAATAGATATATTTGAAGCACTTAAAAATGCTTTTATCGAAGTTGTAACACTGGGCGGTAGATTAGATGGATTTTATTCAGCAGTAGGAGACGGCCTTAAGAGCCTGGGTATGAGTCTAGGCGAGGGTCTAGATAGTGTAATTGATTTTGATAAAGCAGAAAAAGCCAGAGCATTCTTTGCCAAAGTAACTGAAACAGCAGGTGAAATCAAAAAAGCCACAGCAGATGTAAAAGAAGGTGCAAAAGAAGTAGATGACAGTTTTAAAATTATACTAGGCAGTGGCAGTGAAGTAGAAACAGTAATAGAAGATACCAGAACAGCATTCCAAAAACTCAAAGACGCAATGGATCTCAGCAAAGGCACAAATCCAGAAGAATTTGAAGCATTTATGTTGAGGTTGAATGCAATATTTGAAAAAGGTGAAATAGGCATAGATGATTATATCAACACAAAACGTGAACTGGATGAATTGTTTGGTCAAAATGAAGCCTTAAACAATTTTATAGATACATTGGGCACAGCACAAAAAGCCTTAAGTGAAGATTTAGCAACAGCATTCTTAGAAGGACAAAATGCGGGGGATGCCTTTAAAGACTTCTTCAAAAAAATGATTAATCAGATTATAGCAGACATTATACGTTTACAAATTATACAACCAATATTGGGTAGTATAATGGGTGCATTCGGTATATCCGGATCATTTGCTACAGGCGGCGCATTTATCCCAGGAAAACATAACGGTGGTAGTATGATGCCTAACAGACCAGCAATAGTGGGTGAGAAAGGACCTGAACTGTTTATACCAGCAGGTGCAGGAACTATTGTTGCTAACAGTCACTTACAAGGTGGAGGTGGCAGACCAAACATCATAATAAATGCAATAGACACCGCATCTTTCCAGCAGAGACTTGCCGCAGATCCAGAATTTGTCTACAATTTAACTAGAGTAGGCGCAAGAAGAACACCAGGATAAAAATATGAGTATACAAACAATTATAGATAATGCAACAGCAATAACAGTAAACAAACGTAAAGTTGCCGCAAGTAGCATCAGCAGAAGTGGACATATCAAAACAGCAGATAGAGGTGTAGGTGTGTATATGTTCACAGTAAGTATGCACCCAGGCTTAACTTACAGCACCAACAGAGGTTTACTAGAAAGTCTAGACACTATGGATGTAATTAATGAAGCAAATGTAAACATAGGTAGCACAAATAGTGGACTAAGTTATATAACAGCATATCAAGGCGATTTAACCACAGCACAACAAGATGAATTAACTTGCGTAGCAACCACAGGAACAGATGGTGCTAACATACACGTGAGCACAGCAGGCGTAACAGGTAATGTTAGTGGATACACTAATTTGTTTAAGGCTGGTGATTTCATACAGCCTAAGGGCAACACAGAGACTTACAGATACCCTTATCAAGTAACCAGTGATGTTGCTTGGAGTGTTAGTGCAGATATAACTGTGCCTGTGCATAGAGGTGTGTTGAGTCAAACAGGAACAAGTATAACAACAGGTGGTTTAAGAGTGGGTAAAAACGTAAACTGGCAAGTCAAAGCATTACAGATGCCAGTGTATAGTGTTGTGCCACACGATAGAATAGAGTTTAGTGGTGAGTTTGAACTTATGGAGGTTATCACAGACTAATGGCTACAACTATAACACCAGTTCAGCAAGACCACATAGTAAGCATAGTGTTAATCGACTTGACACTGGATGCAACCACATACTACATAAGCAATGCTTATAAACCAGTTACATACGATGGCAACACCTACACAGAGTTAGGCAGTTTCTTGGGTATGGATGGTATCACTGATGATGTAAAAACCAGTAATGGTGATATGAATATCACACTGAGTGGTATACCCAGTGACGCAGACTATATGAACATAGTGTTAACCAGTAAAATAAAAGGTGGTCAAGTAGTAATTAGACGTGGCTTTATGAGTGAAACAGATTTAGAACTGGACACTGGTCAAGTGTATACACGTTATAGTGGTATAATCACAAACTTTGCAATCACAGAAGATGTGGATATACTGGGTAAACAAAATACCAACAGTATATCAATAATGGTAGCAAGTTTAAACCAATTGTTAGAAACAAAAGTAAAAGGACAATTCACAAATCCAGAAAGCAGAAAACGTTTATTTGCAAACGACCAAATATTTGATAGAATACCAGAATTACAAAACTTGCACTTTGACTTTGGTAAAGAAATGAGCAGTGGTGGTAACTATGGAGGCGGTGGTGGCCGTGGCGGTGGTGGAAACAGTAGACAAAAAATAGTAGACGAGAGTCAAAAGTAATGATAGTTAGAAGTGCAGAATTTAAGGATTACGAAGCAATAAAAAGTTTTATGATTGACTTTGCAAATGCAAATCCTTTTACAGGATTGCAAGAACCACAACACAATGATGTGTATGCAAACAGAGTAATCGACAGCATAAGAAAGGCAGGAGTTGCCTTGGTAGCAGAAGCAGATGGCAACATAGTAGGAATGTTGTTGGCAATG